TAACCTGCGGGGGCAGGTGGAGATTCCAACCGATTCGGTGGAGCCCACGGTTTTCTGCGCGATTCAGTCTCGCGAGTCTTCATAGCGCGCGGTGCGCGTGTGTTTTCTTCAGTCATATCAGTTCTCCTCAATCCTTCACGTATTTCGCGTATTCTTCAAGCGGAACATTAAGCTTTCTCGCCATTGCCACTTGAGACGGACTGAGCTTGACTGTTCTGCGCCCTGTTGTTTTCTTGCGGGAAGCCGAAGTATCAGCAGAGGCGACCTGACTACTTCTCCCATTTTTTTGACCAGCGAACTTGTGCGGAAACTCCGAAACCATTCGACGGTCAATTTCATTGTAGTACTCGTCAGAGTTTGGATCAAACCCTTCTTCTTCAACAAGTCTACGATGAATTCCAAATGCTGCATAGGTCATGACATCATCTTGACCAAACCACTCGTGTTTACTCGCCCAAGCTTCGGCTTTAGGATCTGGTTTAGGCGATGCGGCACGTGGTTGAGGAGCCTGTTGCGTTTGTTGCGTTTGTTGCTCCGGAGCACGTTGTACCGCTAATTTCTCCTGCTGCGCCTTCGCTAGTCTATAACGCTCTTGTTCAATCGCGATCTTCGAAAGAGCTTGCTGCGCATCAAACATCTTATCCACGTCACCGCGATCATGCGCGTCACGATAAGCTTGCTTGGCAAGGTTTAACTGGTTTTCTAACCGAGACCCATACTCATTCAAGTACCCCTGCTGAGAAGACTGCATTTGAGTCTTCAGGGTTTGATTCTCTTCATGGAGCTGTTGCGCTAGTCGAACAGCTTCCTCCCGGTCGCGTTCTTCCTGGCGATACTTCTCTGTAAGCTTTTTAATGCGTTTTTGTACATTTTTGCTGTAGCTTTCCAGCTCGTCTCCATCATTTCCGGAGTCGTCAGATAGGTTCGCCTTAGTAAGTCTATCCTCATCTGAATTCGATTGGACGCTTCTCGCGCTATCGTCGGAAGAGGACGTTTCTTCAAGGTCAATTTCTACCTCGTCAACTTCTGGATTCATTTTTTCGTCAGACATTCATCACATCCTCTGGTTCTAAAATAGTGGCAATAATCTCGTCGTCGTTAATAATTCGAATCTCGCCGCCCTCAATGCGGAAACGAGAACCGGCATATCGACCAATACAAACCCACTGCCCTTCCTGGCACCACGGCTCACAGTTTTCACCGAATTTAGCGGCGTCTTTGTAAGCAAGGGGGCCCATTTTCAAGACATAAGCAACAACCGTTGCAATTTGCTCGCGACGAACAACTTCGTCAGGAAGCACAATGCCGCCTTCGGTTGTATTTCGGCCTTGATAAGGCATGACAAGAATCCGCCAACCAGTTGGTTCTGGTAGACGCTCTTTCAGGCTTTTACTGATTAACGAAGGATCAAGAACGCGTTTAGTCTCAGGGACGTAAGCTTCTTCCAACGAGGGTTTTGTAGGCTTTGCTTTCGCAGCATCTTCTTTTGCTAAACTAGCTGCGACGTGCTCCGGCACGAGCAATGAGGTCTTCGACATCGTCTTCACTTTTCTCCAGCAGGGCTCTTATCTCTTCCATGGCAAAGGCGACACCCTGAAGCTCCCCTACCATACTGCGATACTGCTCATAGTTCTGAGCCGCACCGTTTGCCAATTGATCGCATAAATCGTTTTCGCGATCACGTAGCACTTTATACAATGCTTGTACGAATTGAACAACATCCATTACAAAATATCTTGTTTGTTATAGACAATATCATCGTCTTTAATAGGGCCGCCCTCTTCCCATGAGTCACAGGTATTTTCAGACCGGCAAACAAACTTCCAGATCTGGCAGTACCCGACATCAGAATCTTCTTCTGTGTCAATACAGTCCATCATGGCCGAGGTTTGATTGTAATACTCACAGTTGCCGCATATCTCAGTTAAGCGAAATGCCGAGCCCTCATTAGGACCACGATAGTTCGCCTGATCTTCGGCCTTCATTTTGTTGATATCGTTGACTTCAGGATCCTGAGTCGCGATGGGGCAAGTCTTGCCCTCACCGTTTTTTTCCATTTTGTCAACTTCCATCCCACCAAGGGAAATGATGAGGTTAATCATTAAAACGTACCTTTAAAGCCTTTGCCGCTCATTTGAACTGACTTACAACCACGGACCATGCCACCATCGCGGAAAGTCTTAACGGCACGATCATCGCCGCGACGCTTTACGCGGTCCCCGGCCATCTTGCCTTCAATTTCATTGGCAGTCGTGTAAGAGCCCTTTTTACGCTCTTCCTCGATCTTGATCATGGTTTCTTCATCAGGTTCCATCGGAACTGGCAAATACTCCACGTCTCCGCCTTTTTCGTACTTTTTCATACCCATAACCATTCCGCCATCTTTCTTGCGTTCAACACCTTCGATGATGCCCTTGTTTTTGGATGCATAAAACACGGCTTCACCACGATCTGGTCCATACTGCTCTTTCATGGACCCCATAATCTTACGCCCTTTCTTCGTTAACGGCATTATTTTGTCAACCCTTTTGTTTTTTCAAAGGTCCGCAGACCGCCAAGGCCAAGCATACCCATTAACACAGTCATTAACGACCCCATGTCGAACTCAGGGAGCGCAGGTATTTGATGACCAGAGATCGATACTCCAAATAGAATAAGTGGAGCAAGGATAAAGTGGTACGCAAGCGCGAACCCACACGTCCAACCCACGAAGGGACGCCACCCGCTAACGAAGATGGATCGGTGTTGGGCTTCGGCTTTGTTAACCTCAACCTGGGCCATCGCAGCTTCGTGCGCCTGTTTTTCGGCCATGGTTGCGATTTCGTGAGCCAAGGCATTTTTCTGGTCCTTATCTTCAATAAACTTATCAAGGAGCCCAGTCACTGGGCCGATCAGAGCTTGTAACATCTTTATTTTCCTTTAACGTATGCTTCCTTACCGTAGTAAGCTGCAACCAAAGCAGCCACAGAAACGAAATAAGTAGGAGCCATATCTCCAAGTATACTAGAAGCTCGATCCAACCCAAGGAGGTCAGCCAATACAACAGCGAATGGATACAGAAGCATCCCAAACAAAGCAAACCAAGCCATACCCCGTTGGGCATCCTCTTTCTTGTCTTCGTTTTCAATCCGGAGGAACCGTTCATGCTTATTCAGCTCTTCTTCGGTAACGATGCCATCGCCGTCAAGATCCGCCGCTTCGAGCGAACACCCGTTTTCAAGTTGTTTCATGCTTACCTCTTACTCTGTGCTAACCATACAAATAGAGCAATGATTGCACCAAGCCCCACAAGGGCTGTCACAACAACCACGCCAATAACCAGTGCTTCTTTGATTTTTTGTTGTTTTTTGATTTTATCAATGCGGGTCTGCTTTGCAGCTTCATCACGCTTGCGCTTTTGTTCTGCTTGAAAATTTAACCAGTCTGTCCACATGCCGCCACGGCCGCTGTAGATCATCATTTCTTTGAGTTCTTGTTCTTGTTGCTTGAGCTTTTCGAGAGCAAAGAATGCTTCTAGGTCACTGCCGCTGCCGCTTGGGTTAGCTTGCTTCTGTATCTCTGACTTAGCATCGAAGTACTGACCAAGTTCTTTGCCGCAATCCATGAGATCACGGCCGTTTCCAATGAGTTCTTTGACAGCTCCGATGGCCGCGTTTGCCGTTGAAATTAACGTAATGGCCTCAACGATCATGGCGGCCTATCTCCTATCTCTGTCTGAGCATGTTCATCCTTTGGAGATCAATCCTCTCCATGTTCACCTCTGCGCGTTTATCCGCGATTTCTTCTTGAGACTCAATTCTAGCAGCATCTGTTGCAGCGCGCTGCTGTAATTTCTGCGCTTCTAGTGCCATACGCTCACGATCCAGCTGCGCCTTACGCTCGCTTTCCGTCGCCTTAATCATCAACTCCTGTTGACGAATTGCAACCAATGGATCTTGCTCACCGTTTTCTGTCTGTGGCATTAAGACCTGTAAAAGCTGTGCAATCAGCTCGCCTTGAACCTGAGCGACTCGAGCTTCAACCTGCTCCGGTGGGATCTGTGGTTGAATCTGTGCAAACCGGGGATCGAGCTGCGTCAGCTGCTCCATGCTCTGCTGAAGCTCTTGATTCACTATGTTTCGCGCCTTGTACGCCACGTGCTCTTGAATATGCGCCAACAACGCCGCGTAAATGCTTGGAGACGCCATGACAATAGGAAGCTGTAAGAACTGTAAATGCACCTTAATGTGCGCATCATGATCCTGTTCAGCGAACGCCGTCAAAAGCTGCCCTGCCAATGCACGTGCGTTCTCGATCCCCGGATCTGTGGCTTGCGGTTGTGGAGGAGGAGGCAAAATCTCATCAATGTTCTGCACTTCCAATGCCTGATACATGCGCTTGTATGCAGCATGCAAATTGTGCATTTCTGGGTTGGACTGTGCCAACTGCAGCTGCGTCTGTGCCAGTGTGACACGCTGCGCCATCGAAAAGATGTTCGGATCAGAAACCGGCAACACATCGACGCGGTCATCGAAATCAGACTGCTTGATCGATACGTCAGCGCCCGGGATAACATACGGGTATGTCGGCGGCAAATAATCACGAACCACACGAGCAATCAGCCTAAACTCAGTCTTCTGCGCATAGTGCAGCCGCTTGTGAATCGCTGACATGACCTTCATGCCACGCTCTAACAATGCAACTGTCGTGCCAACTGGCTGCTGCTGAGACCCCGGTTCGCCAATAGCTGCATCGGCAATCGACACAAACCGCCGGCCAGAATCGATCAACACACCCAACAACTGACCCAGCGTCGCAGACGGCTCCTTGTACGGAAGCGGGATAATGGAATTTCGGATGTCACCGCCTGGCGCATCAATGTCACGCCATTCGCCCGGACTCAACGGCTCGTCCGCATTCCGAACACGAATGCCTCGTGCCTTAAATCCAGCAGGTAAGTTGGCTAAAGTGCCCGCATCAATCAACTGACGCAGGATTGAAGTCGCTGCTCTGCCCAATCCACCAATCATATGGACTAAACTGAAACCGTAAAAACCCAGCCCGGGCAAAAACTTGTAATGCACAAAGTACGGGATCTGCCGCTTTAACGCGTCCGTCTCTTCCCAGTTCCGGCGGATTGCTAAAACCTCACCACTGCCCTGATCCAACGTGACGATGTACGGGAGCTTGATTCCCGTCGGTTCGCCCTGCGCCGTGGTATCTTCAAACCCTTCGATATCTAAATTGGTATGGATCTCCAGAATCGTTAGGACATCGTCCTTGTATCCCGTCTTCTCTACGCCCTCAAGTTCGCGAACCTTGTCCTTAACTTGGTTATCGTCCTCGTCGTATCCACTCTCCAACTCCACATCGCGATAAACGCCCGCAATTTGTAGCTTTCGTACCTGATTCTCGTCCATGCGCAAAACATGGGCAATCCGTGAAGCACTCGCCAAATCAGTCGCCGAATACGGGACAACCAAGTCCTCGGCATGGACAAACCGAGAAACAGGACGCTGTTTCGTCTCATCATAGTAAACTTTCTTGAAGGTTGAACCGACCAATGGTAAATAAAACAGCATCTGATCCGTATCCGGATCAAACTCCTCCATTTCTTCCATCACCAAATAATTTAGATAATCCTTGACCCGCTGCGCCTGTGCTTCCACTTCCGGCGTCTTCGCGCCAATAATCTGTGTACGGACAGGACCGCCCGCTGGCAATAATTCTTTGTATGACTGCGCCTGGAACTGCGTCACAGACTCCGCAATAATTGGATGCGTTACGCCGGATGCCCCCTGAAAGGGTTGGGTACGCTCTTCGTATCGGACGCCGAGCAGATCAAGACCCTTAGTGTAGGCCTCTTCCCACTCGGACCTCGAATCTTGGTCTTCCTCAAATCGTCCTCTAAGCTCGCTAGAGATTTCTCCGAGGATAGTTTCATCAAGTACTTCAGCAATGTTTGCATTGTGGTCATACTCTTCCGTAACGACTTCCGCGCCGCCCATCATCTCGGCTAAAGCCTGAACAATCGCGCCGCCCTGACCGTCTTCAATGACTTCCGCGCCGCCCGCGAAATCCTCAAACTGAGGTAATTGGATTTCCTGCCCAGGAACCGCTTCAATCCCGCGGTCCACCATGCCCATCATTTGATCAGGAGGGATTGACATCAGTAATACTCTCTCACTACAG